GCCATCTAAACCAATATTAAATTTTGTTCCGTCAGCTAAGGTAACATGATAATTTTCATCAGCTACGCCACTTTGTTGCAATGTTTCACGAAAATCATCCCTGAGTTTTTGGGCATCTGACTTGCCCGAAGTCATCATAGCGCCAATCGAACGCTTGCCCATAAGCCGTAAAGCTATGTTTGGAATTCCTCCAGTTGCCATGTTAACAGCTTGATTTGTCCAATCAGCTTTGTCTCCACGTCCTCGCAGAATATCTTTCATGCCAGTTTCCCAGGCATTATTTATAATTGCAGCTCCGGCTGCTACTGGCAACGCTACAGCCCCAATAGATCCTAATGTAGAACCCGTTGTAGCGCCTGTTGTTGTTCCTAATGCTTGAGATCCGCCTAGCAGCGCAGGTTGCGTAACTGCTCCTTGAATCGCTGGCGCTGTTGCTGTTGGTGTTGCGCTTGTAAATAATCCACCAATGTTTTGAAAACCTTGTAAAGCTTCGCCAGCAATTAACGCTCCACCAACAGCCCCACCAACTTGCGCTAATTGACCCATTTGTTGTGCCCCAGCTTGCTCTTTTGCTCGCTGTTCTGGGCTTTTGCCTGGTCCAAATCGTTGTCTTACTAATTCATCAACCTGCATTGGATTTAAACCGCGAGTACGCAAAAATGCTACATACGCCATTGGATCTCGGTATGTAAGTTCTGGATCGCGTCCAGGTTGTTGCATAGGTTGATTAGGTCCGTTCATATCCAAGTACCAAATATAGCTACACCGTTTCTAGCGTATTGCAGTGGTCTTGTTGCTCCACCTGCCCAAATCAATTTTCCTGCTGCTGCTCTACTAAATTCTTCATGCAACTGCATATCAAATTTCGGCTTAATAGAATCGAGGCCGTGAATTTCGGCAAATCGCTCTAATACGCCTTGCTCAAGTAATTTCTCTTGAAAAATACTTGTGTCTGTATCGGCTAAAAATGAGCCATACGCGCCGTTATAATAAGTCCATGTCACGCCACCATCTGACACGCTTCCGCTTGTATGCGTTGGCGCTGTGCTGCCTGTAGTGCCTCCAGCAGTGGTTTGATAGTAATTGCCATTATAAATACAATAGGCATTGGCACCAAAGAGTGTGCTTGCCGTCCAAATTTTTGGCACAACCGATCTATCGGCTATATACTCGAATATAAGCACATCTCCATTATTGCTAGCGCCTGGAGTCGGGCTGATTAACAGCTCATTATTGCTTAATCCACGAATTTGAAATCTTTGATAAATTGTAGGATATAAACCAAATCCTAATATTTCTGCATACTCCTGTTCGCTCATTGGACCAAGAACACGCCAACGTGTGCTTTGATTCCAAAATGTTTCGTATTGATAATGGGAAAAGGCCGCTGGCAGGGCATAGGTAGCCTGCCCTGAAACCAGCGTTATTGACCCTGAAGCGAAACACTTTTGCCAAGGGTATGCCTCAAATATGTCACGATTAATACGCTGCGCTATAGCCAAAAGCTGCTTAGTTGTTGTTTCAGTCGAAGTAAATATGTTCGACTCAACAGTATAACCAGCTTCATTCGCAACATTTTGTATAACCGTGGCTATGCTCATACTTTTCTCGGTCTCCCTCGTTTTGGAGCGTCAGTGCTAGGTTCGTCCAACAAATCATCCGCCTCAGTAGATTGGATCACCTCCTTTCGATATGAGCGCAAATCAGTTCCCTCATTTGCTTCAACACGTTGCATGAAAAGTTCTAATTTCTCTTCAAGGCGAGCAGTTCTTGTCTTTTCTCGCTCTAACTCCTGCCGTAATCTTACGACTTCGTTTTGATCTGACTTAGCTGCTGCCAACCATTCCTGAGCTAACTTAACAAATTTAGATAGTGGTCCTAACTTGCGTTTTGCCTCATCTGGAGCTTGAGCAAGTTGCTCTACAGTTTTGAATCCAAGATATTGTATTTCACGCATTGCTGAACCACTCATCATAGGCCATTCAGCTAATGGAGTACCTTCAGTAACAGGCTCAGAACCGGCCTTAAATCTTGCAAATGCTTCTGGATATTCTTGAATATCTTGTGGTTCAATGCGTCTAACTGTTTCATCCATTCCAGGCCATTGAATACTAATGGATGGAATTTCATCAAAAATTGGACGCCCTTCTTTTAGCGACTTTTCTTCATTTTCATTGTAGGCGTAGAAAAACCGCACGTTAGCACCAGCATACCTTCTTTTAGGCTTATTTTGCCCTGATATGATGCTGTTCCAGTCTATTTGTGCCATAAATCTCCTTAAATAAAGCGGAATATCCCGCTATCCTATGCCGATAGAATAGCACATGTGTATAGATCCGCCATTTACAAAACCATCAAAAGCAAATGATGTGCTTGAATTTAAAACATCTTGGACTGCAATGATTACCGTATTTGTAGATTCATAGGTTGTAAATCCAGAAGGTATAGTTTGACCACCATGCAGTCCAGTTCCATCATCTGAATATCCTGCTGCCACAATTAAACTATTTGTACTTAATTCTGATAATGATGACCAAGATGTGTCATTATTGGCAGCAATGACTATATTTGAATAAGACTGATTGCGAGTTACAAATGAACCTATTGAACTAGCAGTAACGCCTATTAATCCAGTTTCATCGCCATCTGCAACTTTACCTGCAATCGAATAATAAATATTGCTCAGATTTCCAGATGCAATAACGGTAAATGCTTCTGGCATAGAAATTGGTATATTATTACTTGCAAATACAATAATAAAATCGCCAGCTTGAATACTAGCAGAATAGTTGCCGTTATTGCTTGTTGAAACAATATATTGATTTCCGCCAGCTTTAGCGCCAGTTAATGTTTGATTACCTGCCGTGGTGCTTGCAAGTCCGATAAACATTAGTATAACGCTACAATATTTGTTGCGCTCGTTCCGGTTGACATAACTTTCAAAGCAAATACTGGCAATAACGTTCCTGCTGGAACTGTGAAAGAAACCGCAACTGTATCGTTACATGCAACAATATTAACTGTACCAGCTCCTCCACACCATATTCCGCGACATCCTGTTAAAAGTGTAGAATCGCTTGGAGTTACAGCAGTAAGCTTATACGCTGGAAACATTGCACCTGGATTGCTCGGAGTAAAATCTGGCATAAATCACCTATAAAATATTGGGGGAAGGGATATTTCTGCCCCATCCCCCCAATTAGCTATGTAGCCTTTGTAAACTTATGGTAAAAGAAAGACGTTCCGTTCGATACAACTATAAAGCAGTTTGTATCAGCATCATTATCTTTTACTATTCCAACAAATCCACTTCCAACAGTAGCAGGAGCACCAAACGATGTTGTTAGCTCTGCTGCCGTAGGAGTAGTGTCATTTACATTGTTAATAGCCATTTTTGTACGCACTCCACCTGCTGTTGCGTTGACAACATTGGTGCTTGTAACAGTTGTAAAAGTTCCATTTGAAACTTCTACAGCGTGCTCCGGTGGCATACCCAATCCAATAAGATTTGTAACTGATGGCATAAACCCTCACAAAATTGGGGGGTATTGCTACCCCCCGTTTTCTTAGTTAACTCGGAGATGATCAGTTGCGAACAGATTTACTGTTCCAGCACCAGTCAGCGTCTCAAGTCCTACTACGTTCTTAATGAGCGTAGTCGAAGCATCATCAGCTACACCAGCAGTTGCGGTTGTGTTAAGGTTAGCTTTAGCCGCATACGATGCAGCAGCCTTACCCTTGATTGCAGCCGTGGTTCCACCAGCCGATACTCCACCAATCCAGACCCACGCATACTCGTTATCAGCGAGAGCTACTTGCGCTACGCCAACAAGAAGATTCTGCGAACCCGCATTTGTGGTTGTCAGCATGGCAGCCTGACCGTCAGCTTCGATTTTTACAAAAGCATACTGGTCAACAGCTCCATCAGCCTGTACCAACACAAACTCGCCTTCTGGTGTCGAACCTACCGCTCCAACCTTAGCTGGAAGCGCTACATCCGAAGCCGTAAAGACTTTCTTATAATTTACTCCAAATGATCCACTCTGTGACATACTCTATCCCTCCTTAATTAAGCGTAAATAACACCTTGGAGAGCCGGAGCAGAGCAGCAGAGGTTTCCTTCAACGAGAATTACGGTGAAGAAAGCATCCTGATCTACTGGACGATCCATAGTTGGTGCTAGTGGCTTAAAGTCAGCGCCTCGAACCATGTCAAATGTCCAATACTTGGTATTGAGCAATCGGCATGAATTGGACTCAAGAACGCTTGAACCAAATCCACCATCAAACACGAAATCGCATCCGTCATAGTTAAGAACACGGAATCCAGCTACAGCTTTCTTTGCGGGAAGCTGAATACGCTGAATTGCGGTTAGCGAACTATGAAGATACTTCCATGCGGTACGATCCATAAGACCAAGATCCGGCTGCTCATCGCCACGAGTTAGGCGGCTGATAACATCCGTAATTGTCTCTTGAACGTTAGAAGCTGAAAGCGTTACGTTAGTTGCGTAGTTTCGCGCCCATGTGTTGGCAGCACGGTCAATTCCACCGTAAGTACCAGAAGATGGGGAGGTTGAAACTGCCTTCTTAACGCCATCAAACTCAAGACCGCCAAAAGCCGTTCCATCGCCACGAAGTGACGTTGAAACCGTATTTTTTAG